CTTTAGTGGTCATCTGACCATTATGTCAGATTTCCAATCAATGAGGTTGGATTTCAACCTTCATTAAACTTTTTCTTATTGGAATCTCATTTCATATCGAAATGAGCATTAGCTAATATATTGATGAAATAAAGATTATTACCCATTAGTGGGTTACCTTTATTTGCTTCCATATATTTGTTAACTTCTGAGAAACCTTTATTCATTGTTGAACCTATAGTTAACAATGTGGCATATTTTTGCCGCTGTTTCTCATAAATTCCATTGAAATCGATAATCCTTACATTTGACACATAATCAAAGATTGACATATTATCTTTGTCAATTTTCTGATTATATTCCTTATATAAGTGTTGGACTTCATTTCTTACTCCGTTGTATAACGGTCATACTAAATGTAATTTAATATGAGCAGATCTCATTGGATCTGGTAATTTGAAATCCATCTTATTAAAGGCAGATTTAAGATTATCCAAAGTTTGAATTTGTTCTACAATTTTAGATTTTAAACCAATTCCTATAATCGTTCTTAACGATTTCATAGTACTTGGTATCTTATACTCTTCATCAAGATATAATTTTCTTGCAAAGAGTTGAGATAATTTTTGACTATCTTCATAGTCAAAACTAAAATCTAATACTGTATTGAAATCCAATAAACTTTCTTTAACTCTTTTATTAAATCTAATAAAAATCCTTTTAAAGGAATTTTTACCAGTTTTATGTAAAAGATAAAAGTTAGAGTAAAGTTTACTCATTGAATCCACTAAACTAAAAGAAGAAGTATAAGTATTTTTCTTAATTTTATAAAAGTCGTATAATATTGTGAATACAATATTTGGACTTCTAAAATTAAGAATTATACCTCTACTTGGTAGTCCAGTGATTTCAACATTACCTTTGAATCATCTTTTGGCAAATTCATATGTATCTTTTGATACATGTGTCTTTGTTAAGGATATTTCGACACCATGTAAACCTATGATCTTTATATATCTTTTGGCAATTTTATCGTGTTTTATCACAATATCATCACCTAAGATAATATATTGATCAAAATCCTCTACACCTTCTAATTTGGCACATCAATGTACCAAAAGGTGATGAGCCAATGTGAAAGATATTCAACTTGAATATGTTCCCATTGGTTGTCCTGTTTTATAACGGACAATCTCATCATTAGGTGTTAAGAATTCTAGGTTTCCAAGGTGCTCCATCCAGGCCTTGGCGAAATCGTAATTAAACATTTCACCAATAAGTCTGAATTGGAGGGTTCTAGGGAATCTATCAGTTGCAGCACTTAAGTCTAGTGATCAAAATTGATTATCTGACGAATCTCAATTATGATATGGACTTTGTGTAAAAGTTCTATCACATTTAATGTTACGTATAACTTTAAATTGTGCAGAATGTAATTTCTTTAATAGCAATTGTGTATAAAAATCCACAATTGCTATTATTCTGAACTTACCTTCTGGATCTTTTACGACAGAAAGCTTACCAGGAACTCTATTATAAGGTGTTTTAAGTAATGATTCAATATTATTGTTTCAGAACTTATGACTCTTACTTAGTCATTCCTTGGCAAAACCACCAATTGCTAATTTTGATAGGGTATTAATGAATTTTTCATTGAAACTCAATCAACATCTATGAGCTGTAAGTGTACTTTTTCCTTGTGGTCCTGCCTTATTACTAAGGTAGAAATCCACAGGAGAAAATAACATATCCTTTTCTTCAAGTTTTAAATTAAACTTTTTAACAAAAGTTTTTATAAAACCTGTTGGAATCGTATATGAACACTTACTCTCACTAGTAATTGATGTGAGATCAAGTTTTCTCATCTGTCTTTTAACCTCATGTTTAGGTAGATCAATTGATCTATTAAACATTAGTAAGGTTAAAACATATGAAAGTTTTCCATCATTAGCTGATTCCTTAAGAAAATCAAGTTTAATGGGTCAACCATCCTTATCAACACCAATTGAATTATTATTGGTGTAAAGAGGATGACCACAGATATATCTGGTACAATGTAAACGTATGATTTTCATATATTTAATTGCACCGATATAACCATGATGTTTTATTAAACTACTATACAAATATAGTAGCTTAAGAAAATGTTGTGATTGAAATGCCTCTTGAAAGAAAATCGAACATAATCTCTTGATTATTTTGATTTGATTTCTAAGCATTTTAATTATATGTGGTTAGATCCGTTATTGAGAGCGACGGCTCAAGCGCCCAAGTGATAACCCCTTATGGGATCACTGTAAGCCAAGGGAAGTATTATACTATAGATACTTCTTCAATTGGAAAACTTAAAAATTATATTAAGTTTTGGTCCTTG